TTCTCGAACGCCGCCTGAGCGGCCTTGATCTTCTGCTGCATCTGCAGCGTGACCTCAGACGACAGGGCCGGGCCCAGCTTCGCAAGAACGCGGTCGATCTGGAACGAGCCACCCAGAACCTTGAGGTCCGTGGTGTACCGCTGCCGGGTCACTTCCTGCGGCGTGTACTCGCTGTTGATCGCACGGAAAGCGGCGGTCGGCTGCGTGATCAGACGCGTGTAGCCGTAGGTGAGGGTTGCCCCGCCGCCGGCAGGGTTCACGACGTCGTCAAACGTCATGTTGTCGAGGAGCCACGAGCTCTTGCGGAACTCGTCGATCACCTGCAGATCGATGTCGTCCTGCGTGTTCAGCTTGGCCTGAGCCAGGGTTACGGGCATGTCCTACTCCGGTTGTCAGCCGCCCAGACGGGCGGAAACGGCGTCCTGCAGTGAGGTGGGGCGCCCAGGCGTGCCGGGCCCGCCGGCAAAGTCGCCCCCGCCCCGCCGCGGCGCCAGGCCGGCGCGGAGCTGCTGATTCGCGGAGAGGGCGTTATTGATCGCCTTCTCCACTTCTTCGTTGAACTTCTTCGGGTCGTCCGTGTCGATCGCGTCGATCGCGTCGCAGAACGACCGGGAGTCGAGGAGTGCCTCCGCGTCCGCGCCCAGCCGGACAGCGGTGCGGAAGACGTGGAGTTCGATCCGGGCCGCTGCCGCGTCTTCTTGGGCCACGGTGCGTTCGGACGTCGCGGTGGTGAGCTGACGTGTCAGTTCCTCCGCGGTCATCGGCTTGTCGTCGTCGGTGTCCAGCCCCACGGCCTTCGTGAAGGTGGCGAGCAGCTCCTGACGGGCCTGTGCGGCGGCGTTCTCCTTGGCCGTGGTGCGCGCCTTCCCGGCTTCCTCGCGGGCCTCGCGAATCACCTTCGCGACGTCCGCGGGCAGGGAATCGACCTTGCCGTCCCACTGGAAGCCGTCCCACGGGCCCGCCGCGGGAGGTGCCGCCGGAGGCTGGCCGCCGCCTTCGCCCGTACCGTCACCGGCGCCGCCGCTGCCGGATCCGGAGCCTGCGCCGTCCCCTCCGTCGGCGTAGACGATCGGGGAGAAAGGGCCGTGGCCGTAGGGGTGCGCCCAGCCGGCGCCGTCGAGGCGGAGGCGGGCAAGAGTGCGCTTGTGCATGTGCCCTCCTGGGGCATGAGAAAGGCCCGCGCCAGGCGGGCCGTAATGGTGGTGGGGCGGGTCTATCGCTGCGACCGGCGGCGGGAGACCTCCCGCGTCACCATGTGTTGCAACTCGACCAGTGCTTTGGTCTCCTGCCTGTCGAGCATGTCGGGGTTGGTGTCCAGACTGAGGCGCCGGACAAGCGCGTGCAGCTGCGCCAACTTCTCGTCCGAGACGTGAGAGATGCGGCCCCGGCCGAGGTTGCTCCGGTAAGTCTCCGCGGCACGCTGCGCGGCGGCCACGTCGCGGGTAACTTCCTCGGGCCGGTTGTCGCGTGCCGCCTTCCGTCGGTCGGCCGACTCCTGCAGACGGGCGCGCGCACCGGCCAGGCGATCAGCTTCGGACTGGGGTTCCGGGGAGCGCTCCGGCGCCTGGTCGGCCTGTTCGCCCGGCAAGCCCCACCCGTTCTTGATCCGCATATCGCGGGCCTTGGCGAAAGCGCGCGCTTTGAGCACGTCGACACGGTTCGTCTGCGCCGACTCGTCCTCGTACCGCCGGGCCCGCTCGAAGGCGCGATCATCGGTCGCAAGCCGGTTCGCGCTGCCGTTGACCAACTCCCGTTCTTCCGGCGTCAGCTTCTTTCGGTGCAGGCTCCGGCCCGTGGCGCTCTCGTTGATGCGGTCCAGCGTCGCGAACCGGTCGGCCTCGCGCTGCGCGCGTTCGCGGTCGGCCTGCTCGCGCCGGGCCCTGCTCGCTTCGGCAGCACGTACAGCCGCCTGCGCATTGCTGACACCCGTACCGACTTCGGACAGCGCGGTCATGATCCTTCGCGTGTCGTTGTCCGGGTCATCCTCGTTGCGCAGAGCGCCCGCAGCGTAAGCCCGGTGCCTGTTCGCTACCGCTTGATGCTGGTCTGCAGCATGCTCGAGCGCCCGGCGCATGTTCTCGTCCTCTTCGGACGCTGCGGCCACTCGGTAGGCGGCGGCGGCGCGTTCGTTCATCTGCGCGCCCTTGTTGTGGTCGTACTCCGGGCTAGTAGGCGCGATGTACCCAGGGCGGCCATCGCGGACCGTGTCCCGGCGGTTGTACGCCTCGATCGCCTCCGTGGCGGCCTTGGCCTCGTCGCGCAGTTCGTCGGCCGACTTGCCCTTGCCCGCCGCTTCCACCCGGCGCCGCTCCTTCTCCACGTTGCGGTCAACTTCCGCGGAGACGTCCGCGATCCGCCGGTCCCGGGCCTCGCTGCGCGCCTGCGCGGCTGCGGCGCGTTCTGCGGCGGCTTCCTCGCGCTGCCGGCGTTCGGCGGCCTGCGCTGCTTCCCGTTCCTCGCGCTCCTTCTGCTGCTGTGCGCGGATTTCCTGCGCGCGGGCGCGTCGCTCCTGCGCGGTAACGCGGTTGGCCTTCTCCTCGTCGCGGCGGCGCCGCAACTCCTCGGTGATCACCTGTCGCTGCGCGCGGGACCTGTCATCCCGCTTGCCGACAAGATCACTCTTGAGGCGTCGGAGGGTTCCCTCCGTCATCACGCGGGCCTGTCGGCGGCCGGCTTCGAGCAGCTCTGGGGATACCGACGACGGACGCGCGGCCGGGGCCGACGTCGGGCGGTTCTGCTGCTCGTCCGCGCCCGGTCCCGGCTTGTCGTCGCGCTTCTTCTTGCGCGCCTTCGCGGTCAGCTTCTGGAACGCCTTCTTGCCGTGCTTCTTCCGGCCGATCCATGCGGCGAGCGCTTCCGGGTCGCGGGCGCCCTCCTTGGCCAGTTTGGCGACGAACGCCCTACCCATGGGCCCTCCCTGTCAGTGAGCGGCGCCGATCTGCTCGCGCTGCGGTTTGCGGCGTAGGTGCGGGTGTGCGGCGACGTGCTCGCGCTGCGCGGCCTGCCACTTGCGCACGTAGGCCCCGGCGCGGCGGCGGGCCGTGTCGTCCATGGCGGCGGCCTGACGGCGCTTCCACGCCCGGATGTGCCGCTCGATCTCGCGCTGCCGCTGCGTGTCCTCGTAGGTGGTGCCGGGCGTCGCGTGGTGCGGCGGCCGGGTGGTCACACCGGGCAGATACGCGCTGAGACTGTGCCGGCAGTTGGGGTGGAACAGGCCCGCGGCGCGCGCCTCGAGCAGGCTGCCGGCGACGTGTACGACCACCGTTTCCGGCGGCCGGAACGCGGCCCGTAGGCCCGTCGGCTGGATCGCGTGCTCCGCGCGGATCGTGTGCGGCCCCGACTGCGCCCCGAGGGTCAGGATTTCGCCCTCCCACGTGGCGCACAGGGGGCACTCGAGCGGCGCATCCGACACGATGACCAACCCGACGTTGATCTCTCCGAGCGCGTCTATGTGGCCCTCGATCGCGGCGCGGGCGGTGACGGACCGGACAGCCATTTCCGCGTAGGCGGCCAGCTCCCACGAACGGCCCGACTTGTCGACGAACCCTGTCACGCCGCGTTGCGCAAACTGGTCGAGGGCCCGCTGTGAGGCTTGGCGGCGGGTCAGAGACCCGAGCAGCGTCGATGCGGACGCGCGGGTCACGATCGACCGGTACGTATCCGTGACGGCCCGTGTGATGCGCTGGTACAGCGGCCGGGTGTCGGCGGCGTACGAGGCTGCCAGACGGTCGACCGACGGGGCGTTCGGTAGCACGCGGCGCGCCTGCAGCTCCCGCCCGATGTCTAGCGCCCCCAACTCCGCTACAGCAGCCTGCCGGCCGCGGCCGTACGCCTCCGCGAGGGCGCGCGCCACGGCCCCATCGGCGTCGGTCTGCAGCGCGTCGGTCACCTCCTCGATCGCGGCCCGAAGGTCGCCGATGGACCGGAGTTTGATCTCAGCCCAGAGCGGCGACTCGATGCCTTCCGCGAGCGCGGCGGACATCTTCTCGAGGATCGCCAGTTCGGCGTCCTCGTACAGGGTGCGGACCGCGGCGGCCAAGTCTTCGGCCATGGCGGGGGAGACGGGCATGTACGGCC